CAATTATTTTATATAGGTTTTCTTTTCTCATTTCGGTTCTTTTTTAATCCGCTCGATTAAATCAAGCATTTCTTGGTCTAAGTCTTTGCTACCTCTATTCTTGACACTATAATAAATACCCCTACCGATTATACCTCCAACAAATCCAAGGGATAGCCAAAGCAATATGTTCTTTTTATCAAATTTCATTACTTTCCTAATTTAGATTTATAGTAAACATAACCACGAAGCCCAACATACCCTACTCCCATAAATAATGCGGAATAAAGTACGATTTTCACAAATTTACCGCCACCAATGGTATTACCTAACTCACTAATAGCATCCGCCACTCCGATTGTTACATCAAATAGCGAACCGCTTAAATCCAATATTTGTGGTATTACTGGTATTTTCACACTTGCATAAGGGTCTAAGCCCTCATTCTTAACGTAAGTGCGAAAACTTGAATTAAACGTCCTACAACTTTGATGCGATGCACCCTCCGTTCCTTGAGCATAGGCATAGTTCCAAATAATATTGGCTCTCTCTTTACCAAAATGCTCTTTTAGTTTTTTATGCCATGCAACCCAATCATCGCAATTCCAAGAATCATCGATTCCCCACTTATCGTAATCGGGTACTATATTCCATGTAGTAACTGCCATCTCTCTATTGTATTACCATGTTCATACTCTCGAAGTCGTTGATGAATTTGTTAATTACATCGTAACGCTCCTTGTTTTGTTGCGAAGGCACACCCTTAAAGGTTTCTAAGAACGCTTGGTAGGCTTCAATTCTTGGATAGCCCAAACCAAGGTAAACAAGTAAACCATTTAAATCGGCTTCGATTTCGTTATCCATTTGCTCATTGAGGTAGAAATGAGAAAACTCGTGCATCAAAATAGCAATACGCATGGGTATAGTCATTTCCATGAAAGCCTTTTTGCTCACTTGGATAACCCCAGTGCGTTTTGAAATTCGAGCAGGTGTGTTTAACTCTTGACCTTGTTGGTTTACGATAGTAGGAAATAACTTAATGTAGTATTCCCTATCGTTACTCGTGTAGATTTGATTTGGCTCTAATTCGTCAAGGTTGAAAGCAAAGCGTTGTGCAAATTCTACAAAACTCCTTACTCTACCATCACGAATATCGTTTACATCTATTCTACGCTCTAAAGGCAATTTTTCTACCCCAACGAACTTAAAATTCTCTTTTGCACCCTTTTTAACGATACCACCATCATTGGTTACTTCCACAATGGTTACATCGCCACTAAGAGGCATACGAACAAATAAAGATTCTTCACCTTTAATTGTCTTATACCTATTGGTAAATACCCTTTTAGGGTTTTGGGCATCATAAACTTTTAAACGCACCTTTTGAGGGCTATCCGCTTGTAGCGCAACCCTTAAATTTACTTGTCCGTAGTTTGTCGTGATTCTATATTTCATCCAACTGCGTTTTTAGTTTCTTGTGGCGTTGCGTTAACTTTAATATCACCATTCTTCAATTTGTCCAAGGCTCTTGAAATGCTACTTGGCTCAATATTTTGTGGCTCTAAACCTTCGTTCAAAGGCGTACTTGTACTTGCAAGGTAAATTTCTCTTGCAATAAAAATTACGCCCAAGCCTATGGCGATATTGATTAGTTGTTTTTTATTCATGCTCCCTTAGTTTTTACCAAGCGATAAGTAATATATGCCAAGGAAATAATACCAATGGTGAACATAATATTGCCTATCATTTTTTTATTGTCTTTATCCAAAGGTTTTGTTTCATTGCCCAAAAGGTTTAACATTTCGTTGTTCGCTTCAACGTTTGGTATGTGTATGCCTTTTGCTTTTTCTCGCTCTATCCATTCTTTAAATGGTAAAGTTGTACCACTTTCGCGATACAACTGATTTGCCGACTTGGTTGTGTTGTTATTCATCCTATTGCAGTAAATTATCCAAAGTTAAACATTTTCCTTTACCACTAAAAGGTATTGTGGTAGGAGGCGCGGAAGTTCCTGCCCCAATACCGCCCGTGCTACCTCGTGACAAAGGGCTTGCTCCACCTGTTTTTTTAGGTATCAAAATAGTTCCACTTTTAGGAAGTGTTTCCGTTGGTGCGGACGGCAAACTCATAGTTCCACTACCAGTGTCCGTTGCACCAGATTTTAATACAACTGTTCCACCACTTGAAGTTCCACCACTTGTTGTTGTAGTACCTCCACCCATAGGGAAAGGTGATGCAACTGACCCGCTCTTGGTTAATTTTTCAGCCGTAGAAGTAGAACCTGCGCTTATTGGTGTACTCGCTCCACTCTTAGCAGTTGTTGCGCCACTTGGGGCTGTTCCGCTTGTGGTAGTTACAATTGTAGTAGATTCTTTGGGTACTATCAATGCACTTGGCATTAATCCACCCATGAAGCCTCCGCCACCGCCACCGCCACCTTGTTCGTCACCACCTTCACCAGCAACTATGGGTGATTTTTTGCAAAAGAATAAGTAGTAAATAATACCTACTACACCTAATCCCCCGATGACTTGTTCTTTAGTGATTTTCATTATGACCTCCGTCTATTAGCACGATAAAAAGGCTTCGCGCTAACACGAGCCATTTTGCGATTTCTAAAATTCTCCCCAAAAGGATAATTGTTCTTCGCTATAACCATATCTTGACTTCCGTCAAAATTAGGGAACGCTCTTTGGTCTACCTCCAACATCATGTATGGGTCGGCATTTGGGTCGCAACCACAATCGCCACCAAAGTTTTCGTCTTCGCCACCATTTGTGGGTTTCTTAAAAAAGTCGGAAGTCACAAAAACTCCAACTCCAATAAGGATAGCACCTAAAGCGATTAATTTTTGATTCTTTGTCATTTTATTTTTTGTTATCCGTGTAACACTTGTACGCTAAATAAGCACCAATCGCGCCTATTGCATAGTAAATATATTTTGTTTTCATAGGGTTATGCTATTTTAATTTTTTTTGCTGGAGAAACCACAAAAGGCTTATAAGTCCTAAACTTTAATCCCATACGTCTTCCTTCGTGTGAATACAAAGGGGTTGCGCGTATATGGGTATTTCCATTTATATACTTATCGTTTGCGATTCCAAAAAAATCCTCATCACCTATCCATGAAGAAAACGTAGTGTCCGTATTGGCTTCTACGTTCTTGGTTTTTTTAGCATTGCGTAATCTTCTTATCTCATCTACGATAATAGGTGAAACAACAGCGACTACGATTCCAATGATGACGGCTTTTTTGGTTTTAGCGTCCATGAGTATTATTATGTATTAGCCGAATTTTTTTTTAGCCATATCTCTCATGATTGCATCTATTGGAGCATCTGCCATCATTTGTTTGTATTGCTTTCTTCCTTTTCTTTTAGGTCTTACAGGAACTGTGGACATATCCACCTCCTTGTACTTTTTATCTTTACTTGGCAAGGGCTTTCCGTTGAAATACGAAAAATTAGGCTCATCCGTAGCAATCGGTGTTTTACTTCCGTGCATATTGAAGAAATTGCCTTCATTAGCCGTGTAAGAGAAAAAATCATCACCAGCAGTGAACTTTGAGAAAAAGTCGTCACTTGCCGTGAACATACTTGTCCTTTCGGGTTCATTACTTGGCAATTGTGGGTTTGCCGTAGGGTTAGTTGTAGCCTTACTTTTAAACATTTCGGAAAGAACGTAAACACCGCCAAGTGCTACGCCTATGGTCATAAAAACCTTTAAATTCTTATCCATGGTTATGTGTATTTTTTTATGAGTTTGTAGGAAATAAATCCAATTATGCCAATACCTAAAATGATAATAGCCGTGTTGGTTTGTGAATAATATCGTTTGATAGAATTGAAAGGAATAAGAACATTTTTTACTACTTGTTCAACTTCATCATTAACGCGAAATACTAAGCCGTCTTCGGTTTCGGAAACGAAATCATCGCTCTTGGTATCAATGATTTGACCCTTTTTAAACAAAGGCTTGTCTTGCGCTCCCAACTTAGACGTACCTAAATAAAAATCTTCTTTAAGTGTATATTTTGCCATTTTATTGATTTTCTTGGAAAAGATAATAATTAATTGCGCCTCCGACTAATGTACCAACTAACCCATAAACATATAGGTTGCCTTTGTAGTACCAACCAGCCATTAGTCCACCTACTAAACCAGCAAAAGAACCTTTGGCAGTCCTTGTGATAGTTTTGATAAACTCATTTTGGTTGTCAGAACTTTTCATGTCCTGCACGTTGGTTAAAGCATCGGAGAATACGCTCATTTTTTCATTGTTTTATAAATAGCAAAGCCTATTAAACCAATGGCAGCAACGCTAATTAAAACGATACCAGTGGTAGTTAATCCGCTTCTTGCACCTTGTCCTCCTCCGTCCGTTGGGGGGGTAATTCCCATTTCGTCACGAGCAGCATCCAATATACTTCTACCTCCGCTTGTGGTTTGACCTGTTTTTTGGTACGACCACACGCCTAAACCAGTATTAATGATGTTTTGCGTAGTAGCAGCATCAAAAGTATCACTTAGCCATTGCCCAAGTCCACTTCTTTGCTTTACAGTGGTACTTGAACTTGTAACACCAGCAGGGGGTTCGATTGCTGGAAGCCCTCCCAAAGTCATTTTAGTAGGTTCTTTGGTTTCCAAACCTTTACCACTTGGTAATTCGGTAACAAAACCATGATACCCACCCATGTTAGAATATTCTTGGTGAATTTTCTTGGCAACTGGGGTTGCTAACTTTGCGAAGTCTTTTCTAAATCCTTTGCTCTTTGGCAACAACGACAAAAAAGCCATATCAATTTTTTTCTTGTCATCGGATTCTTTTACGTTCATGCCATAGCGTTGCATCAAAGCAACCACTTGTGGTCTTTTTTCATCAATGGTTTTTGCGCTAACGACAAAAAGCCCTTTTTTAGTGATGTTTTGTTTCATTTAGTTTTTCAATATTAAGGCTGTCAAAATGATAAAAGTCGAGGCTATAAGAAACGTATTCGTCAATTGCGTTTCTTTTTGTGCTTGAGTAAGTTGTGACCCAACGGCATTTAGATACAATTCGTTACTTGTTTTCTCGATAGCGTTGTTGGCTTTACCATTGTCTTGATAGCACTCAAGAATCAAGTCCTTGTCTGGGTGTATATCAACTATTGCTCTTAAAGCAGGTTCGCCCTCTTGCTTAACTAATAAGCGTAGGGCTTGTGGTAAATCGTTTGTACGGATTTCGTAACCGAAATTTTTAATAACATTTTTAGCCCCTTGGGGATTTGCTATGGCAATTCTTTGATATAAATTCATAAGTTTTTAGGGATTAAAAAAAAAGGGTGGGGTACATTTCCCCACCCCCTTTTTAGATTAATCAAAAGATTGATTATCCTATTACCTTTACGGATTGTGCCTTCACGATTCCAGGAGAACCGAACTCGCGAGATACAGGACGACCAGCCAAGCCACGAGCCAAGTTGATGTTGTCCGCAGGGTAGAAGTATAACTTCAAGGTTGCGTTTGCTAAGATGTTAGCAATAATCAATTTGGTGTAACCATCAATTCTGTAACCATACTTCATTGCGATGATGGTCGACTGGAACTGATATGGGTCAACAGTTGGCACGAACACCTTTTGAGCGATGTTACCATTCGCATCTTTAGTGTTAACGCTAATTGTTTCCAAAACTTGGTTGCTTGTAGCAGATTGGATATAGGTCAATCCAACGCTATAAGGGCTGTTCATGAATTGATACAACATTTCTTGGTAGTTTACGTTTGGAATCGCACTTGAAATAGTTACGGAACCAATGGTAAGAGAACCAGATGAGAAACCAGCGTTGTTGATGTATTGGTAAGAACCAAGTACGTCAAAGTTTGCTACTGCACTACCAGTGTTGGTAATGGTAATGATATAAGGCTGTGAAGTTGGGGCAGAAGGTGCGCCCATGTTGCCTCCATCAGCACCGAAGAAATCTTCGCCAGCCGTGAAGGATAAGTCATCATCGAAAAAGCCATCGGCATTTGCGAAAGATTCGTGAGCGCGATTCTGTGCGTCACTCAAATAATTCTTGATATTCATTTTTGTTGGTTGTTTTTTTAAGGTTGAACTTTTTTAAGATTCGGTTTTTGGGGGTGTAGCCACTCTACCTTTGTCAATTTGTTTTTGGACTTGGTTGGCGACTAAAACACCCGCTACGATAATAGCAACTTGACCAAGAACGACTTTAACTTGATTCCAATTCATAACTTTTTTGTTCGCCTATGAAATTCAGATTTCACAAGACACATCAAATTTATTTTTAAGAATATGGTTTACAAATAGTCGCCTTGCGTAAAACAACAACCACAAAAGTTGCATATAACAAAAAAAGCCCTTGTTTACAAGGACTTTCATTGTGTTGAGTATAGATGAGTGTATTTAAAGTTTTTTACGTATATGTTTCTAACAAACGCTTCTTTACCATCTTTTTCGCCCCATCCATGTCATAGACGGCTTTATTCTTATTATCCCTCATGTTTAAATAGGGTCGAACCAACTTCCTTTGATTCATGACAATGTATTCGTCAATTACCAAATCAAGTTTTTTGGGGTCAACAAAACCAGTAAGTTTCATTTCGTCAAGGTCAACGTATTGATAAAAGCGATTGTTTCCGTTTTGGTACTCATGGTTTACAAGTAATTCTACAAGTTTTAGAAACTCGTGCTTATCCTCAAACTTTTGAGCGTGCCTATCTACGCTATCTAAGTTTTTATGAAAACGCATCCAATTGCAATTTTGCCAAATCTTAGTTGTAATACGTCCAATAGATTGGAAGTGCATGATAATATCCAAGTCAACGTGTCGATTGGTACAAATCGCTCCCTCGATATCTTGTGGCAAGTGGTCACTTACGTAACGATTGATATCCTCAATCAATAGCAAACCCCCTCTAAATTGTTCTAATATAACAAATAGGGTTTCCGCAATTTTGTCCAACGTCATTCTACGCCCATCGGGTAAAAAAGGACGTATTCTACGTATCTCTATTAATGGGTGTACGCTAAATCGTACTATGTCTTTGAGCGCGATGGACTTATAGTGGCTATATTCATCGTTTACGTCTAATATCAATACCCTACGCCCAACAACCCCTTTTGATGGGTTGCCCATGGCATAGTGTTGCAACATAGAATTAGTCGTAAAACTTTTTCCAACGCCTTTTTTTCCTACGGCTACGCCTAATTGGGGTTCTCTCATTTTTCTAACTTTATTTGTGATTCATATTGCGATTTCCAAGTATATAACATGGATTTATCAACTTTGAACTTTTTAGCCACAACCGAAGATGATTCCGAATTTTCTATCCAATATCTCACAGCGTTCAATTTGTAATTTCTCCATTCTTCCAAGGTCATTCCTTTAGAACTTGCTATTTTTTCTTCCCTTGATGTAGCCATCTTTGCTTTGGTGTCATCATTCCTTTTATAAGAAGCAGCCTTTGACATTTTTAGTCTTTGCTCCAAAGTAAAGCCACCGATACTTTTGTACCAGTCTTTACGCTTTTGCTTGTCTTCTTCCGACATCCTTTTACCCAAATTAGCCATTCTTAATCTTTGTTTATGTTCTTCGGAAAACTTAATACCTTTTTTCGCAATCGATATTTTTTCTTTTTGCAATTCACTTAATTTAAAATTTGCACCACCATTAGAAATTATTGATAGGTTAAAACCTCGCTTATTGTCTGTAGCATTCAATTTTTTAATCCAAAAAATCTCTCTCTCCTTGCTTTCATCATAATTGCATAACTCAAGCAATTCTATTTTCATAGCATCTTGTCCGAATTTCATCATGGCATCCGCAAGTAAATAATTACTATGATTTTTGGATTTAATTTGTTGTATATGCCCATTTCTTCTTTTGGATAAAGGTTTTAAAGTTTTTCCTACATAGATTCTACTATCACCCTCAAAGTACAACTTGTATATTCTATAATATGTTGTTTCCATGATTCAAATATACACCTTTTTTACCAAAAGGGTGTTATCATTTTTTACGCCTTCTTGGATTGCCGTTTTGGGCTATGCTTTCCATGTGGGCAATTAATTCACTATCGCCAAATTCGGGCATAGCCGTAGATTTAACTACTCTCGATTTTTTCGCTCTCTTAGGTTTGATTTCTGGTTGCAAATCATCCAACACCTCTACTTGGGTATAGTCATCTCTTTTGTTAACCTTAATTTCTTCGGGTTCAACATACTCTCTTTGTGGTTTCGCTTTTTGCTCATATTCTTCTTCCTCAAACACTCGTTCTTCGCGCTTAGGGGCTTCCTTTTGTTTTGGTGGTTCGCTTTGTGGGGCTTGTTGGCTATACACTCCGCTTTGTTTTAACTCTTTTAGTTGCTCAAGGATTTGCTTGTTTTGTTGATTTACTCCATAAATCTTAATACCAG